AAGTTTAGTCTTTATGCGAGTAGGTCACGATCTACTTCTTGAGCAGTCATGTCTCCGACTTCGCTTACGTCCATCAACATGGCAAATACACGTAGTTTACCAGCAGTGAAGGTTGACCCTGAACCTGCAATAGTAAGATCTAGTGTTTCGTCTGCAGGATTGACAAGAACGCCAGCAGGTGCTACGGATGGTGCATAGACAAGATCTGTTGCTCCATCAATATCAAATGCTGCAACATACTCGTTGTTATCTGCAGCGTTACCAAGAATTGCCGTTGCGTCAGTGTTTGAATCCATAGTGGCGCTTTCCATAACTTGGAAACCAGCCCATAGAATAACACTTGAAGCAGGTACTGTTAGTGCTTGGATGATGTCACCAGATGAGGCGTCAACTGCACTCGCAGTAAGATCGACAGTATTTTCGATCATATAGGGCTTTCTCGAAGGATTACCTGTCCCACGAGTAGGCGCTAAAAATGTGGTTAAAGTAGCCATAAGTTTTTCCTCCCCTACGCTGCGTTATATTTGGCAGTGACGATTGCTTCTGGACGAAGAATCTTCCTACCGTATAGATGCATACCTCTAACAATGTCAGCAAAGCTGTCAGGGTCACGATATGTTTCCGTTTTGTTGATCTGCTCAGCAGTTGCTACAGCAGAATCATGTCCAGCTACTATAATGCCGAAATTAGCATTTTGGTTTGCTGTACCTGATGTACCAGCACCAGTACCCACTGCAGGCAAATTGCTTGAAGTGTATACACGGAAACCGTGGAAGTTGTTAATGAACAAGCCATTACGCAACCCACCTGATTCACCGAAATCGCCATTCATAAAGCGTGAATCTTCATCACGAAGAATCTCCATGAATACTGGATCGACTACTAACCAGCGTCCTTGTGTGTCAACTTGCTGTTGATCCAAAAGGCGAGCCATACGTGCAACAACCATTGCTGGTGATGCTGTAGCAGTTGGTAGAGAAGTAGCACCCGGCATACGTGCTGTCAAGGGAATAGAATGCGCCCCTGCAGATGTAGTTGTGATGTTACCAAAGCTACCCTTGTTTAGCTTCATAGTGCTTAACAATTCGTCCGTACCTGCAGTAGCTACAGCAACGTCACCATTTGTTGTGGTGTTGACTGCGCTTGCTACAGCGTGTAGAGAGCCTTGCTTGAAACCAGACAAGTAGCCTAAGACTTCTTGGTCATACTGGTCAGCAAGACGATATGCTGCACGATTAGTAGCGAGTTCCATGAAATTTACATGCGAATGCGCTTCCTCAATATCGTCCATCTTAAAAGCAAAATAGTTAGCTTTATCAATGACTAATGAGAAATCTTCGTCATCAAGATCCTGGGCTGTGACCTGCGTACCCCTAGTGTATTCTTTCACAGAAATTTCTGGTTCTTTGATAATGTTTACAGTATCTCCTTGGGCAGCAATCTCACCAAAATAGTCTGAGTTGGTAATATCACCACATACCGTAGATTTACGAAATGCAAGTTGTACTTGCTTGGAATAAATTACGGGGCTGAAATTACCGTTAGGTAGATTTCCATATCCCGCCGCTGTTGAAAAAGCCATATTATAATCCTCCATAGATGTTTGGCTTATGATAATTAAGCTTAAACACTGTGTAAGAGGCTGTTCTTTCTAGGGTGCAATATGTTCTCAGTTTGCCAACTGTGGAACTATCGGGCCTGTACTTAAGCAGGTAAGTCTTATCTTAGTAGTTTTGGCTTGCTTGTAGTAATAGTGTAAAGGTAGCTATTGAATAGGGCTTTACACTACTTAGTTAACATACATAGTTATAACAGTTATCTACGTATTGTCAATACCTTTTTAACGTGCACCCCCAGAAATATCATAAATAAACTTACCACTTCTGATAGAATCCATAATAGAGTCTGCGTTTGCCTCGTATTCTTGTGCAGACATGCGGTTTACCTGAGACTCACGTATGTGTCCTGCAGGGTCATCGTTGTCTGGTTTAGTTGTACGTTTGGTCATTACAGCAGAAGCGGCACTCTTAGTGTCTTTCTTCTTACCCTTAATGTCCATGCCGTTGTCTACCTTGTAGAGATCTATAACACGAATAACCGATCTTGGGTCATCTTGGTTCTCGTACAAAGCGTCCTGTACCCACTTAGGCTGTTCGCCAGCCCAGTCGTGGAATGTATCACTGCCACGTAGATCATCAAAGTCTGAGTGCATAGCTCGTATCTCATTCTCTGACTTAGTACGTTCAGCAGTAGCATTCATCTCATCAATCTTCTTTAGGCGCTCATCTGCATTGCTAAACTTCTCTTGAGCTTTCTTCTCAGCTATAGTCTCAACTATGCCTGCAATCTCAGGGTGCTTGTTAGCCCACGCCTCAATGCTCTCATCGCTGGTAGGTGGACGCACTGCACCTGAATTATTCAGTTGTGCCTTCATAGCCTTAAGCTCTTCAGCCTGCTTATTTAAGTGGTTCCTTAAATCGCTGTAGCGTTTCTTGTATGTCTTCTCTTCGCTACTTAAGGTTTCATCTTCTTGTGCTTCAGCTTTAGAGTTGGCTTCTTCTTGTTTGGTATTACCGTCATCTTGTACTTTGGCTGGCGTAGCTGCCTTACTATTGGGTTCCTGATTCCCATCGGACCGTCCTTCAATAAGCTCTTTAAGTTCTGCTTCTTCTCGTTCTATACGCCGCTTGTTTGCGCTTGAACCACCTTTAGGTTGTACGAAGCCTGCGCTCTTTGGTGTTTTTACTTGTGCTAGTTCAGCCATATTATATTTCCTTTATGTGGGGCCAGCAACTATTGCTGGGTAGCCTTATTATTATTATAGGTTAATTTAGTCTTACTTTTTCTTGGGTCTTGGTACTAAGCCGCCTTTGTTGTAAAACAAGTTATCATCATAACTAGTATCTCGTGTTTCCTCAGCTTCTTCAAATACATCACTAGAAACCTCTGAAGCAATATCAGGCCTATCCATAGCTGCTTTAACACTTTCTGCAGCAGCAGCTTTATATAAGTCACCACCAGGTTGGTTTCTTTCTTCCATCTTATCTTCTGCAGTGTATTTAGATGTAATACCTGCAAACTGATCTTCTTCTGTATATTTATCTAATTTATACTTAGCCTGCTGTTCTTCTGTATCATAAATTTCTGCTCTTGTTTTAGGCGTTTGTGGAAATGTTGTTTGCGTATCATCAGCATCTTCGCCATCATCAGCATCTTCGCCATCATCAGCATCTTCGCCATCACCATTGTCATTGCCAAAGTCATCAGGTTTCTTAGGTGGTCTTACAGATGAAGACTCTAAACCTGATGGATTAGGGTCTGTGTAATCCACTTCTTGACCACTAGGTATTTCTTCTTTAACTTGTGAAAAGAAACCTGTATAAACATACTGCTTACCATTTGCATCCATATATACAGGGTACGACATATTTGTACCTTCAGGGCTGTAACGCACAACTTTACCAGCAGCGTCAGCTAACATGCCTTCTCTACCCTTTCCACCGACTACGCCTACAACGTAACCTTGTGCTGATGTAGCAGATGTACCTCTATTAAGACTACTTACATGAAGAGTCATAGCGTTATATAACTGCTCACCACTCAAACCTTCTTGCCAAGCTGTAGCTGCGTTAGGATTAGTTGGTCTTACTTCAGCCATTTTACTTTGGTTTACCTCTGGTAGTTTTATTCCTGGAATACCTTTAGTAATATCACCCTTTGCCATAGCTGTGGTTTTATACCAAGTCTTAAAGTCTGTTCCTTCATCTATTTTTCCTAATAGCCTACCTGCTGAAAAGGCAGCGTCTATTACAGTTCTTGGGTCTGCACCACCATACATACCATAGTCCATATATTCCGTTGCTAGTTTGTAAGTAGCTTCTGCTTGTTTCTTTTTACCAGCTTTTATCTGTGCTCCCAAAGCTAAACCGCCTAAGCCACCTGTTGCTGCACCAGCGACTCCTGTTACAATAGTCTCTATTAAATTCATCTTTAAATCAAAGTTACCTATTTTTATACTATTGTTAATGCTTTTGTTATAATTTGCCCAATCACTAGAAACCCACGTATCAGGTGCAGTATTCCAGTAGCCTTTGTTCTCATTCATTAATGATAATATTTCTTTATTTGAAGCGCCAGAGCTAAGACCTGCCTGTCTAGCCCACTTATTATCGTCATTGTTTGCACTAGAAGCGACAATAGCAGCAGGTGTAGTACCACCTTCTTCTACCCCACCTTCTTCATAGCCTTCAGGTATTGTACTTAAGGGCCGACCATTGTAAAAGTATACACGGACTTCTTTGCCAGCCTCGTTTGAATACGTCTTAAAGTCATACCCTGATGATACTCTTGTACCGCCGTAACCGCCATAGCCGCCGCCTACAGGTTCAGGTACGTTAAAAGCATCTCCTAGACCGTCACCCTCTTCAACTATGTCACCTTCATCAAAGCCTACTTTCGGAGCATCATCACCCTCTTCAAACTCTAGTTCATCATCACGAAACGGCAAGTCACCTGTAGATGAAATACGTTCCCAGCCGTCTTGAGCAGTGTCTTGCAGGCCATCAAAGAACTCTTGACCGAAGTACCTAACAGTAGCAGCATTAATTACAAACTCACCGGGACTTACTAAAATGTCTATGTCATCACGTACTTCAGCAGGCAAGGCCCCTAAAGGTGCAGTGTTACCACTCACAGGATCAACTTGCTCTTCTAGTAGCATAGCATCCAT